CTAATTAGTCATCCGAACCGGCCTTCATCACATTTTTTAATGTGAGAGGTAATTGGTATGTTGCACTGCAACTATCCGATGCCCGTGCATGTTGTTCGTTATCCACGCCGCCGATTTGGGCGGATTGAGTGGGTGCGCGAGCACTGCCGGAGCTATCCGCGCCGATAGGCGCACTCAGGGGCGGGCGGTTCGCCGCCCCTTTTCAATTACTTCTTACGACGATCTTTCTTGTCTTTATGCTTGGGCTTTATCTCTGGCGTCGTTCGCAGCATGCGCTTCAGAGTCTCATCAAAAACGTTTTGAGACTCTTTTTTGCTGCGCTTGTCGGGGTCTTTGTTCATAATCCGACTCTAGCACATATGCCGAGCATGCCGCTCGCCACTTCAAGCATTTTACCTGCTGGGTTTGCTAAGTACATAATCGCCATTTTCTGTCACAACCATGCCTCAGTACCGAATTGTTACAGCGGGAATTTTGCCGCCTGCAATCGCGGTAACAACATCACCAGCCAGATCGGCGGTCATGCCTTTGATATCAAGAAGCGCATCAATCGCGGCTTCATCCACATCATCGCGGTGTTGCTTGTCGGCTTCGCGCTTTTTCCGCTCGGCCTGTTCCCGCTTAGCTTCCAGCAGGCGTTCGACCTCAATGCGTTCCGCTTCGGCTTTGGCTTCGGCTTTGGCTTCGGCTTTTGCCTGCTCTACAGCCTCGCGCTTATCACGTTCGGCATCCTCGGCCTCCTGTTTGGCCTTGGCCGCGGCTTCGGCTGCAATCTGTTCATCACGCCTGCGCTGTTCATCCGCGGCAGCCTTCTCACGCAGTTGCTGCAATTCGGCGGCATCGGCTTCGGCTTGCGTGGTGGATTCAAACAGGTCGGAAAGTTTCTGGCTCACATCCTGGTGCGCTTCGCGGGCTTTTGCCTCATGGTGCGCAAAGGATTCATCGACCACCATGCGGCGCAGCTCTACCAGTCGATCCATAACCTCAGTAGAGGTAGGCGCGCCGGGAAATATCGCCAGATGCCTGATAGCCTCAACCCGTTCGACTAGCTTTTGCTCGATGGCTTCCAGCTTGCGCTCATGCTCCGCAATCTGTTCCTTGATGCGGGCCTGAACCTCCTGCAATCCATCCTTGATGCGTTTGCGCTCACCATCCAGCAGATCAACTTGCGCTTTCAGTGGCGCTTTGGCCGCAGCGTGAACGCGATCCAACTCAGCGACCGTTTTCCCAATCGCGTGGCGGTCCGAGCGAGCTTGTTTTTCCTCGGCGGGCACGGTCAGGTCATAGACCACATTTTCATACTTGGCCTTGTAGGCGGCCAAATCAGATTCAAACTGGCTAAACTCGACAATGCCGGTTGATACTTCGGGCTCTACTTTCTCGACTGCTGTGCTCATGCCGCATCTCCTTCCAAGTCCAAAAGCTCCTGCTTCGGCCAGCCACCCAACAACGGCGCCAGCGCCCCGAGAATATGGCGCACGGTATCGACGATCACCGCAAACTCCGCTGGAATGTCGCTGCCCTCTTCACCGATGGCCGCCTTGCGATCCTCGCTCAGAGTGAGTCTGCGTATGCCCAACTTCGCTGTAATCGCGAACGTGGCGTCCTTGTGGGCCAGCCCGATCCTGCAGCACTGCTTGCCAGCATCGAGCATGGCGTCCATTTCATCGCTCTGCAGTTCCTCGTGCTGGATATTGATAATCGCGGTGCCGCCCTCTTTGGCATGTTTCAGGGAACAGTTGTCGCCAAGTTCCAGATCATCACCGAGTGATTTTGGATCGCGCAACCACGCTGTGAACTTGTCGCAAGGCTCGTCCTCGATGCCCAGCAGGATGAAGGGCATACCATTCAGTGCGTCTTTGAGGGCGTCCATGAACGCATCCGCAGCCACGTCTGAGGCGTCCACAAACATCATGCCTAGCGTCTTGTCGATGTAGGCAAAGGTATGTCTTGGTTCGGGCGGGATGCCGGGTAATAACTTCTCGATCAACTCCTCTTTGACCAGTCGAATATCAACCGTGGCAAGTTCCTCGCCAGCGGCCACGTGTTTGGCTACAACAGCACCAACCTGGGCTTTGATGTAACGGGAGGGCAGCGCCTTCTCATCTGTTCGCAGGCAGAATAAAACGCCGCCGTTGGTCTCGTAGGTCAGCTCTGTGGAATCGCCTTCCAGGGGCGGCACAAAGCCCACTGAGCGCAGCTGCTTTTTCGGGCACTCGTGGAACTGTGACTCTGGCAGGGCAGCGGTGAGGCGTTTTAAAACTGCGCCTGTGGCCTGTGTGAGCTGGTATATGGTCGCTTTGTCAAAATTGAGGCTCATAGTGATTCTCCTGTGGTCAGTTTGTCGATGCAGGCATCCGTCTGATCTTCGGGCAGTCCTGTCTCAATAATGGTTTTGCAATGCACGGAATGTGCCTCGACTTTTCCGCACCGGATCGTGTTTTCATCATCGCTCGGTAATTTCCACAGACAGACACCAGCGAAAATACGAAGTTTTGAAAAAAGCATTGATGTGCAAGTGATTGACAAGCCAGCCTCGATGCCCAATCCAGCCTCGATGCTCCCGCCAGCCTCGATGCTCCCGCCAGCCTCGATGCTCCCGCCAGCCTCGATGCTCCCGCCAGCCTCGATGCTCCATCCAGCCTCGATGCTCCCGCCAGCCTCGATGCTCCCGCCAGCCTCGATGCTCCATCCAGCCTCGATGCTCCCGCCAGCCTTGATGCTCCCGCCAGCCTTGATGCTCCCGCCAGCCTCGATTCTCCATCCAGCCTCGATGCCCCCGCCAGCCTCGATGCTCTCGCCAGCCTCGATGCCCAATCCAGCCTCGATGCTCCCGCCAGCCTTGATGCTCCATCCAGCCTTGATGCTCTCGCCAGCCTCGATGCTCTCGCCAGCCTTGATGCCCAATCCAGCCTCGATGCTCCCGCCAGCCTCGATGCTCTCGCCAGCCTTGATGCTCCCGCCAGCCTTGATGTTCCCGCCAGCCTCGATGCCCAATCCAGCCTCGATGCTCCCGCCAGCCTCGATGCTCTCGCCAGCCTCGATGCTCCCGCCAGCCTCGATGCTAGAGCCAGCCAGCGCGATCAGGCATCCGCTAACCCAAATAGATTTAAATTTTGTCCAACCAAGGTTTGCGGCGATTTCTATATCGCCGTCATGAGTAGATACATCAACTGTACCGATGTAATTGCCGTTGCTGTCAAAGTGTTCTGCTGTTAGTTTTAGTGTTTTCATTTTTTCTCGCCTTTGTGCCCGTGTGGGCAGTCTTTGATTGGGTGCCAGTTACGTCTCCGGCGCAGGCTTCCACCGCTGTCTCGCTTTGGCAGACTGCTTCGGTTTAGATGGGGAGTGCCCGGTCTGCCAGCGGACTCGCCAGTGTGTTCAAGTGCCCCCGTTTATACGGCCACAGGTGGGGGCATACCTGTGAGTAGAGGTAATCGAAATTAACCCCTTGGCCTTCCACACCGGAGAAGGTGTTTTTATGCCCCGTACCGACCACCGGCGGGGCAACCCGGCTACTAGGTTGCAGCTTCAATGCCCAGTGTGGGCGAGGAAGGAAACCCGGTCTAACCAGCGCCAGCTTGCAGGCGCGGCGCTGATGTTCATTACTGCTTTTGCTCGTCGGCGATGGCTTTCAGTTCTTTCTGTCGGTGCTTGTACAGCGCCATCAGTTCCTCACGAAACTGGCCGTTTTCTTCCAGGTGTAGGAAGTCGGGGACCAGATTGTTGCCTATTTCGCTCAAGGTTTTTGTATCGGACGCGCCGTTGATTGCGTCGGCGACCATGGCGTAGGTTAGTGGCTTGGATTCTGCGGCGGTGTCTGGCTCTGGATATGGATCGGCTTCGGCCTCTGGTTTTTCGTCAACAATTTCGGCATCAACTATGTCGGCTTCCTTCTTCGCTTTAGAGGGATTGCCGCCCCTCAACACATCGTTAAGGTCGCTGGCGGCCGGGCCTATTTCGCGCTCAACCTGATCAGCAGTGGGAATTTCATCCGGCGTGTAGACGCCCAGCAGTGGGCCAGGAGTGTACTTGCGTACCCAGTTTTTTAGCTGCAGGTAGCCTATCTGCTGTGGGATGTTTGTTTTCCACAATGGGGAATTGCGGATTTTCACATCGGCCAGAGTCAGCCATTCGTTCCAGGTCACAACTTTTTCCCCTTTGATCACAGCACCTACCCGGCACTGCAACTGCTCACCCTCGCCGCGATACTCGTACTGAAAAACACCCTCGATCATGCCGCTATTCTGGACAACCGCATTCACGAGCTGGGCTTCATAGCCGAGTTTGCCGCCAACAATGTGGGTTTTCTGCGCCACAACGTAGGGGTTCATACCCCACTGGATTGACTGCATGATGATGGCCCAACAATCACCCTCGTTGCCTTTCAGGTGGTCAGGGATTGTAGCCTTGGCGTTCGCCATGCGCGTAGCCATGTGGTCTATTTGCGCCAACAGCGGCGCGTTCATCATAATATCGGCGGTCTGCATTTCCGACATATTCATATTCTCGGATTGCGTCTGAATTTTTGCTGGTGTGTTCATGGTCTGATCCTTTCTGTTGTGGGCAACGGTTAAACTATAAATGCGCGATTTGCCCAGCCTGGCGGCTCAACAACGCGAACTTCATCAGGGAAGCCGGGCCAGTCGGTATCGCGGCCATGGCGCAGCGTGCGCAGCGCTCGGCGGTAGTGCGCCTTTCCAATGTCCAGGTACTCGGGCGATAACTCGTAAACGCTGGTCAGGTACGGTGCGGAGTTTTCCACACACACAAAGACAAATTTGGTGTATGCAAAGTGCCCCAACTCGGCGAGCAACGGCTTGCACTGGTTGATTCCTTCCAGGTACATCGCGGCTGAAACGTGGTAATTGAAATTCTGGATTGACTTGATAAAGCCGGAATAGCTACCGTCAGCGGTGCTTTTCAGGTCCATGACAACCGCGTGATTTTTGGACAGCGCATCCGGGCGCACCTTCAACAGTTCCTTATAATCAGAATCATCGTCGGCATCCATGGATTTATACCACCAGTACACTGAGGACTCTGCAACGATATCCTGCAGCAGCAGCCCGGCGATGGGATGGCTATACACCGACTCAGCCATCCACTTCGCCTGCTCGTACTGCTCCGGCGTGATGATGGTTTTGCCCTGGTTCGCTTCCTCGAATGCAGCAGCACCCGCCTTGCCTATCTTCGTGCGCTTGTCGAACTTCTCAGCAACGGCAATATCCTTATCGAAGCTATCAGGCTCCAGGACTAGCGAGTGAACCGCAGTGCCCAATGCCATCGTGGGTGTGGAATCTTTCGGGTTGTTCATCTGGTAGCGCAGGTGCGCCGGCGTCTGCTCGATCAGGGTTTTCAACTGGCTCGAACTGGTGCCCATGCTGCCGTGGTATTCCTCGTTGGGCATGCCCTTGTACCAGCCAGGGGCGACGAACGGGCGCTTGCGCGGCTCGGTATTTTCTACTGTCTCAGGTGTCGGCATAATCAAACTCCTATCAAAGCGCGAAAAACCAAATCCAAAATGCACATGAACATCATCCCGGTGACAAACCCCAGCGCGCAGGACTCGTTCGCGGTCATGCTCGGCTTGCTCCGTGTGGGCGGCTTTAAATCTCTGGCCATGCGCCGTTCCATCACGCCGCCTCCGGGTCAAACTCGGGTTCCGGGTAGTTCTCGGCCTCGGCCAGCGCGCGGATATCGGTGTGGTAGTACTCCGCATCAACCCACTTACCGACTTCGGAAACCCACAGGTCATAAACAACGTCGGCCAGGTGGCGCTTGATCTGGTCCAGATGGAAAGGAAGGTGCGGCGCCTGATTGTGCTTGAGCGCGTGGATATCAGAGAGGTAGCCAGCGACCAGCCGCATTTCGATGGAAAGCCAGACCTCTTCATCCAATTGCTCCAGCGCCTCGGCATCGGCCAGGATCGCGGCGATAATCGCTGCCCTGCCTTCCTCGATATTGCTGCTAACGTTCTGCTTGAAGTGGTCGCGTAGCTTCATGGGGCTCTCCGGTTTTTTGTGTGGCTTGAGAGAGAATATACACACGCTTATGGTTATGGTCAATGCGTAAACGAATAAATATTGCAAAATTCAGGGTGTGTTTTAGTTGACAAACATATGCGTACGTATAATATTGGCATCATGAAACTACCCATGATGATTCAAACACTCTTAGAAAGCGGTTATAGTCAGGATTCGTTAGCGAAAAAGCTGACTGAGCGCGGCGTAGCATGCACTCAGCCAACGATCTGGCGGATACTGAACGCGGGGGCGGAGCCCAGGTACACGCTCGGCGACGCCATCCGGCAGCTCTACGAAGAAACAACGGCTGAAAATAACGCTGCATAACACTTAACCCTCTGATTCGGAGGGTTTTTTGTACCTTAATTCCGGCTGTAAAGACCAGTAAATGGCTGTAAACCGAAAGTTATGGAGCAAATCACACTCAATTTTGACGCCAGCGAGTTCGAAGCTTTCAACTCGGTGCAGGAGTTCTACGCACACCGGACTTTTTCCATTCGCGATGACCAAGGGAGGGTGGTGAAGCAGGGGGTTCAAGCCATGGAAATGGACTATTCGCCATCGCAATGGAGCCACAAAATTAACAAGGCCAACAACACATCGCTGACCTTGGAGGACGCCGACAGGCACACCGATTTATACGGTGACGTCGCCTGGATTTACTACCTGATCCAGAAGCACATCATCAAAAAGAAACGCAACCGGGATGAACTTTTACTGCTCCGGGCTGAGATCGATCGACAGCTTAGAGGCACCTCATGATGCCGCGCGCCTTCCGATCAGACCCATTCATCGGCATTGATGGCTCCGTTTTGGTCACCAATAACGGCTCCAGAATCGCCACTGAGCGCGATATGGAGTGGTTTTGGCGTACTGCCGAGCCTGAGTTGGACCGGCTGACGATGGAGTTGTGCACCTACCATCGCAGCCGCGGTGAACCACTTGATCAGTGGCAGCTCGATGCTGAACTGGCGGCGTTCAAGCGGACCCGGGTGAGGACTGTCGCCTCAGAAAGTGAGAGCTACTAATGGCTAGAATTCGCTCGATCAAACCTGAATTTTGGACTGACGAAAAGGTGATTGAACTATCCTTTGAGGCCAGACTTTTATTTATCGGGTTGTGGAATTTTTGCGACGAACACGGAAATACAGAAGGATCGTCCAAGCGAATCAAGATGCAAATCTTTCCCGCCGACAATCTGGACATCGAAAAGTATCTTGAAGAAATCCGTTTAATAGGATTTTTATCCTACTACGAGGTTGAAGGTAAAAAATACATACATATCAATAACTTTAACAAACACCAGAAGGTCAACGAGAAGACCGCTCACAAGTTTCCACCACCAGAAAAAGGAAAGTTATCCGATCAGTCGGATAAAAAGGCCTTGGATGTTTCTTCTTTGGATGTTTCTTCTTTGGGAAAGGAAAAAACACTGTCGAATCCACCAGAACTCTGCCTCGACAGCAAGCCACCTCCCGACACCGCAGCGCTGCGCTTCGAAACACTCTGGTCAATCTGGCCTAAAAACCTCGGGGCCAAAGGCTCGAAATCTGAGGCCCTGGCGAAATTCAAACAGATCAAACCGGATGATCTCCTGCTCACCAGAATGCGTCGTGCACTCACCGCACAGGCCGAGCACAAGCGCGGGTGTGTGTCCCGGGGAGAATTCTACGAAAACTTCCCCCACGTCGTCCGCTGGCTTAGCAAGCGTCGTTGGGAGGATGAGCTTTCCGAATACCAACTTGCCACGAGCAGCCAGGAGCTAATCGATTGAATTTCTCCAACTCTGATTTTAATTACACCGACAGGGATTTGCTGGCTTTCCTCGGGCAGCAGGAATCCCAGAAAATTCATTGGGGCGACCACTGGCACGATGAGCTTTTGGAGCAATTCGAGCAGGGCACCAAGCTGGTTGGCGCAAAACTCCCTTGGTCAGACACGCACGAAAAAATCCGCTTCCGACCCCAGGAGGTCACGATACACGCAGGCCAGAACGGCCATTTCAAATCCATGGTCACTGGCCAGATGGCCATGTGGTTCGCCGCGCAGGGCGAACCTGTAGGGATTATGAGTTTTGAAATGCCCGTTAAGGTCACGCAGCAGCGGATGTGCCAGCAGGCATCAGGATCAAGAACGCCGGCCAGGGATTTTATCAAGCGCTGGCTTGCATGGAATAACCAGCATTTGGCGTATTACGACCACCTGGACACCAGACCATCTAATCGAGTGCTGGGAGCTGTTTTCTACATGGCCAAAGACCTTGGATGCAAACACATCCTGATCGACTCGCTGACCAAGTGCGGGCTGCCCTACGGTGAGCGCGGGGCAGAGAAATACTTTATCGACGCGCTGTGTGCCACGGCCAAAGTGTTCGATATCCACATTCACCTGGTCTGCCACGTTCGCAAACCCGACAGTCAGGGCGATGCCAGAATCCCAACGAAATGGGATGTTCGTGGCGCTGGTGAACTCACAGATTTGGTTGATAACGTGATTATCCATTGGAGTGACAAACGTAAGGCTGAAATATTGCGCAAGGGCAACAGCGGTATATCACTGTCCGAAAAAGATCAGGAATATCTGATGCGACCAGATCAACGCATGGTGGTCGAGAAACAGCGTCACGGCGCCTACGAGGGCACCATCGGCCTCGAAATGCACGACTCCCTGCAATTCCACAAAGGCCGCCTGCTGGACTTCCCGCTGCCCAAAGGCGACTTATTGGAGCAAGCCCAGTGACCGGCCCCAGGCACGTCAGAGAGATACTGCGCGATGTGGTGCGCAATATACCAGAGCCATCACCAGCCACAACCTTGATGACGCCCCAAATCGGGGATTTCTACATTTCCATTTTCGACAAAAAAACCGTGTGGCTTTCCCGTGGTGACGGCGAAGGCATGGGCGCGTCAAACGAGTGTTTTGAGGAATTACTTGCGGGGCTTTACTGGGAGACATTCTGATGATACTCGAACTTCCATTTCCCCCATCGGTAAACCACTACTGGGGAAGCCGCGTCGTTGGGAGCGGCAGCAAAAAGTTTGTCTCCCGGTACATCAACGCCAAAGGAAAAATATACAGGCAAGCTGTGATCGACACCTGCCTGGCCGAAAACCTGCGCATGAACCTCACCGGCCCACTGGCCTGCACCATCGACCTGTACCCACCGTGCAACCGCCGACGGGACTGCGATAACTACCCGAAGGCCATTCAGGATTCACTCGCGCATGCCGGGGTATTCGAGGATGACAGCCAGATCATTGACCTTCGGGTACGCATGCACCCGAAAAAACCACCGGGCTGCGTCATCGTCACCATCGAGAAGATCAGCGACGACCAGTGCGGGCATAACCAAATCGATCTGATGGCGGGGTAGGGTATGACCACCCAAAAAGACCAAATCCGCGCCGAGATATCCCGCCAGATAGCGGAATTCCTAGCCTCCGGGAAAAACATCGACCAGGTGGATTACACCGCGAATCACTACCACCAGCAACCCATCAAGCGCAGTCGTAGGGAGCAAATCGACTACGCGAAACGCATGCGGCGGTCAGCCAGCAAAGCAGCACAGTCAGACGCGCGCTGCCAAAGGAACTAGACAAACTCCAAAATTTGTGCACTACCATAGCCCCCAGCGAGAGTGAGGACGCTCGCTTACTTCCCAGGTCTTGCCCCCGTTCTCGGGGGCTTTTTCAAACAAGGGGCACAGATTGGCAGGCGGTAGACCAACCAAATACGGTCCCGGGGCACTCCGCAAAGCGCGGAAATACTTTGTCGATGGCCACCTGGAGGAAGAAGTTTTCCCGACCATTGCCGGTCTGGCACTCTACCTCGGAATCTCCCGCGAGACTGTCCGGGACTGGGCAACGCACGAGGACAAGGCTGAGTTTTCTGGCACGGTCAAGCTGATCATGGCCAAGCAGGAACAACAATTGGTCAGAAACGGCGCGCTCGGCACCTACAACCCCACGATTACCAAGCTGTTACTGGCCAACCACGGCCACGCTGACAAATCCGAGAGCACCACCGATAACCGGCACAGCTTCGGCAGTATGTCCGATGAAGCCCTTGAAGAAATTGTGCGCGGAGCCCTGCGCGAGTGAGCGCCGCACGCCAGGAACTGGAATACCGGGCAGCCGCCGCTATGGAACTCCAACGCCGGCGAGCAGGCGGGGCAGCCAACGCCGCGTTTCACTCGTTCTACCCCTGGCAGCAGGATTTCACCGCAGCCACCGCGACACACATCGAGTGTTGTCTGTGCGCGGCAAACCAGATCGGCAAGACCTTCGTCGGCGCCGCCATCGACGCGCAGCACCTGCTCGGTGACTATCCCGAGGACTGGCCAGGCCATCGCTTTGACTTCCCGCCGCTAGTGTGGGGGCTCGGGTACTCCATGGAGAAAACCCGCGACCTGCTACAGACAGCGCTGTTTGGCCGCATCGTCAACGGTCAATTCGAGGGTGGACTGGTTCCCAAGGAAAAGATTGTGAACCACGAGAGCGCGACTGGCACGCCAAACGCGATGCGCTCTGTCCGGGTCAAGCACAAGGAGGGTGTGAGCACCATCCAGTTCTGGAGCTACAGCCAGGGGCAGCACGCGATCATGGGCGACGTTGTGGATTTCTTCCACATCGACGAGGAACCCAAGGACCAAAAAATACGCCCCCAGGTGATCACCCGAACCATCAACGGGGACCGCGGGAAGGGTGGCCGTGGCATTCTCACGTTCACCCCGGAAAACGGACGCACCGAAACCGTGATCCAGTTCATGGACACACCATCAGCAGACCAGTTTTTTATGATGAAAGGCTGGGACGATGCGCCGCACATGACACCCGAGAAGCGCGAGCGACTGTTAGCACTGTACCCGGAGTACCAGCGCGATATGCGGTCCAAGGGCGTGCCGATGCTGGGGCATGGCCGAATCTATGATCTCTCCGATGAATTTATATCGTGCGAGCCCTTTGAGATACCGGACCACTTCTTTGTGATCGATGGCATGGACTTCGGCTGGGATCACCCGCAGGCGCACATAAAATTGGTTGAGGATCGAGATAACGAAGCGTTCTTTGTCACCAACGCGTACAAGGCATCTAAGGTATCGGCCAACGACGCATGGGGCGCGACCAAATCATGGTCCGAGGGCATCCCCACCGCCTGGCCACACGATGGACTGCAGAACGAAAAGGGCCGGGATGATGCCGTTCAGCAAAAAGTCCACTATGAAACCGCCGGTTTCAAAATGCTCCACGATCACGCGACCTGGCCCGAAGGCGGCCTGAGTGTAGAGAGCGGCCTCTATTCGATCAATGATGCGATGCGCAAAGGTAAGTTTAAAATCTTTAATGGGCTTGTCGATGTTTTCGATGAAGTCCGTCAATACCATCGAGATGAGCGCGGGAAGATAGTGAAAAACCGGGATGACCTGCTAGACGCCATCCGCTACGCCTACATGATGCGCCGCTTTGCGGTCCGTATCGGCGACCTGAACAAAAACCCCGTCAAACGCAAATACCAAGGCTGGAATAACTGATGGCGACGAAAGAAAAATACGAAGATCATAGCTGGATGCTGGATGCGCTGAGCAAGGCGCAGGAGGCGGACCACGACCGGCGAGCAAAGGCCAGGGAGGCACATGCCTTTGTCGATGCCCCTGATGGCCAGTGGGAAGAACGCTGGAAGGAAATCAACAGCGAGGCGCCGCGCTATACCTTTGATATGACGACCAGCCTGATCGACCAGATACACGGCCAGATGGCACGCACGGACTACGATATCAAAGTGCGGCCAGCCGGTGGTGATGCCAGCAAAAAAGCAGCGCTTACATACAACGGACTGGTGCGCAACATCGAAAATATATCTGACGCGGACCAGGTATACGATCAAGCCGGCCTGGAAATGATTACCGCGGGCGTTGACGGCTGGGAAGTGGTGCAAGAGTACGTCGATGGCAATTCTTTCGACCAGGATTTGATCATAAAGGCGATACCGGACTATCTGGACAGTACCTGGCTGGGGATTCACAAAAAGCGCGACGGGTCAGATGCTAAGTTTGCGTTCAAACTGACCGGCCTTGACCCGGATGAATTCAAAAAGTTATACCCAGACCGCGACGCAAGCGGGAACATGGGCAGCGACCGCGACACAAACACTTACTACCATCGTAACGATGTGGTTATGATCGGCGATTTTCGCTACCTGCTGCCGGTCACGCGCGAACTGGTGCTCATGGACAACGGCGAGGTGTTTGAGGTCGATGAGGATTTCCAGAAGGTCGCAGATGAGCTGTTGTTAAAGCAGGATATAAGAGAAGTGGACCGCCGCAAGCGCACCAAGCTGGTGATGTACTCTCGACTTTTTGATTCTAACGGCTGGATTGGAAATCCACGTGAAACCCTGTTTGAAAACTGGCTGAACATCATACCCGTGTACGCCAACTTCAAGTACATCGAAAACAAAGTTATATATTGGGGGGCGGTCGAGAAGATTATGGACCCGCAGCGTATCCTTAACTACTCTCTGTCGCGTGAAGTGGCAGAGACAAGCCTGGCGCCCAAAGATTTCTTTTGGTCTACCAACAAAAAAATGGAAGGACAGGACTGGTCAAAGCTCAACGTATCACAGGACCCGGTACAAACATACACACATGATCCACTGGAAGCGGGCCCACCAGTGCGGTCAGGTGGCGCCCAAGTTAGCCCAGGCCTTGCACGGATTACCGATTTCACACGGCAAATCATCGGGCAGACTGCCGGGATGTTTCATGCCAGCATGGGTGACAATCCCGGCCTGCAATCAGGCATCGCTATCGAGAAATTGCAGGACAAAGGCGATGCCGGCAATGATAAGTATCTGACCGCACGCGCTATTGCCCAGCGCCATACCGGCAGGATTTTAGTTAATACCATTCCGCGCGTGTACAAGCCCGGTCGCCAGGTGCGCATTTTGGGTGAGGATGGGTCATTCGACATGGAAACAATTGGGGAGAGAATACTAGACGAGCAAACACTGACCCTCGTCACACTTAACGACCTCGCTACGGGCAATTACGATGTGTATTGCTCTGTCGGTCCCAGCTTCAAGAATCGCCAGAGTGAAACGATAAGCGCCATAACATCCATTGCGGAGATTGACCCTAGCATTATCCAACTTGGCGCAGATGTGCTGATGAACAACATGGACTCACCCGGCATGGACCAGCTATCGGCGCGCGTTCGTCGCCGGTTGTTCATGGCTGGCGAGATACCGCCCGACCAGATGACCGATGAAGAAAAAGCCGAAATGCAGCAGAGGCAGCAGCAGCCGCCGCAACCTGATGCCATGACCATTGCAGCCATGGCCGAGGACAAGAAAGCCGAGGCTGATCTAGCGACGGCCAGAATCAAGGAACAGGAAGCGCAAACCAAATTCCTACAGGCAAAGGCAAAAGCGCAATATGATTCAGACAAGCTGATGATCGACGCATTCAACGCCGAAACCGAGCGCGGCAAGGTTGAGGCTGAACTGAAATTGAAAGGCGCGAAACTTTCCTATGATCTATTAGGCCGTATCGGCCAGGGCGCTGGGCCTGTCTCCCAGTAAAATGGAGCGAACTATGGGTAGTCAATCAGAGGATTTCAACGAGGAAACGGATTACACCGAGGGCCAGGATGATGCGCCGGCAGCGGTAGTCGATTCACCCGAGGGCGGCACAGAGAAGGCCGATGACCAGGCCGAAGGCGAGGGCAAGGGCGAAGGCGAGGGCGACAACAGCGCTGAGGGTGATGAACCCGATCCCGCCAAGCCCCCGCGGGTAGAGTTTTCACCCGAGCAGCAGGAAAAGTTCGATGCCGAGGTTCGCAGGCGTGCCGCCAAGACCGCAGAAGCCAAACAGGAATACGAGCAGGAGCGCCGGCGCAGGGAGGAAGTCGAGCAGGAACTGGCCAAGTTCAAGCAACCGCAGCGCCCTACTTTGCCACCAGCACCAGATCGCTGGGATGATGATTACGATGAAAAGCAGGCCGAGTACAACCAGGCGTTGCAGGAGCAAATACGCTACGACGCGCAGCAGGACTTTCACCGGCAGCAGCAGGAAGCCATAGAGCAGCGAAAGGAGCAGGAGGACCAGCAAAAGCAAATCGAGCGCGTGAACCGGTACCAATCCCGGGTTGAAAAGCTGGGAGTGGATAAGGCTGTGCTCCGTGAGGCAGGTCCGGCTGTAGCGACGGTGCTCAATAATCAGGCGCTGGTTGACTACCTGCTCGAAGATGAAGTTGGCCCGTTGATCACTGAGTACCTGTACAAGCATCCCGCCGAACTGGAATCCCTGGCGGGCATAGGTCCAGTGCGCGCCGGCGAGATTCTGTACGATATCAAAGCCAAGGCGAAGGCTGCCCGCACCCGAGTCAAACCAGACCCTAAACCCCTGGATAACCCAGCCGGCATCGGTATGGGTGAGGCCAACGAGGATGACAAGTGGGGGACTTACGAGTAATCCCCTATTGTTGACAGCCCGCGCGAGGATGTGTATATAGTTTACGCACGGGCTGGAAACAGCGCGGATCGCCGGTCAAAGGTCGGACCACGGCACCGATAGGCCACTTGCCCTTTATCAAGGTTAGTGCTGGTTAATTCACCGGATGACAGCAACCGGAGTTTGTTTACTCAACTTCAACTGTTTTTTAGGGGATTAACCATGGCTAACAATTTTGAAAGTAATTTCACGCGCAAACTTGCGCCCATCGTCTGCAAAAGCTTTGAAACAAAGCGCAAAGTATCCAAAAACGTCGATACTCAACTACTGGAAGGACGTTTCAAAGATAGCGACACAGGCAAAATCGTAGATTTCAAACGCGCAACTGACTATCGATCAGTGCGAACATCAACCGGCGATATCTCCGGTGGTGGCAACAAATCAGACATCATCACAGGTAAAGCTGCAGGCACAGTGCAGGACTACTTCACCGTGTACGTGGATTACGACGAGGCCGATGAAGCGCTCAAGATGGCGCAAAAGGATAAGCTCGTCGATATCCCGATGATGACCCGCTTGGTCACGGACTTTGAGCTGGATTTCTGCTCTTTTATGATGAAAAACACCGCCTTGCTGGCGGGCACCCCTGGCACCCCTGTCACCACCTGGGGCCAAGTGGCCAACGCAGGCGCAGTACTTGAAACGGCTGGTGTGCCGCAGGATGCGCAGTGGTGCTACGGCATGAACCCGTTCACGCAGATATCGCTGGCAGACCAACAGCGCGGCCTAGGCACTAATCCCGAAGTGGGCAGCGCCAACGACAAGGCGACCATCAAGGAAAACTTTGCCGGCATGCGGGTTATTTCCTGCACCACGCTGGCGAGCTACAACACAGGCGCATTTGCTGACCGTGCTGGTACCTTGACCTCCGCACCAGACCCTACCTACGTCACAGCGAAAGACACCATGACGCAAGTCTTGGCAGTCACTGCGCTGCAGGCTAACATCGTGGTGCCTGCTGGCACGACTGTACAGGTGGCGGGCTCCAACCGTCTGAACCTGTCAACTCGCCAGCCGGTGATCGATGCTGCAGGGGCTCAAGTTTTGTGGACCGGCACAGTCACCGAAACTGTCACCCTGAGTGGTACGGGTGCGGGCAACCTGGTTGTAACGGGTCCGGGCATATTCGAGGCCACCGGGCAGTACAACACCATTGATGCGGCTCTTGCCAACGGGGCTGTGATAACCCTGCTCGGCGCAGCCAGCACGATCATCCAGCCCAACCTTTTCTGGCATAAGCAAGCGTTCTCGGTGGGCTCGGTCCCGATTAAGAAGCTGCAATCCACAGACACGCTCGCCAAAACCCATGACGGTTTGATGCTGCGCGTATCCATGGGCTCAGACTTCCTGGCCAACAAAAACGCGGTGCGTATCGACTTTCGGCCGGCCTATTCCTGTCTTAATCCGTTCTTCGCCGGCCAGGGTTTTGGTACTACCTAAACCCAGGACCGTGTGAAATAGGAGCGCCCTGTTACCCGGTAGCGGGGCGCTTTTTTCGTATCAGAGGGTAAAGAATATGAGCAGTGGATTACTCGATTACATCAAAGACGATGGCAAAACAGCCGTACAAATCAACCAGAATTCCGTTGAGGCAGCCGAAGCACTAGGCTGGAAGCCTGCCGGCAAAGGGGCGACCAAACCCGCCGGCGAGCCATCGAAAGGGGATAAAGCCAGGTGAGCGCATTACTCAACGACACAGCAGGCGCCACACTAACCACCGGCCTGAGCGATTATGTTGTCAGTGGCCCGCTGGGCGATTACAACCCGATCATTGGCACGCTGGTCAACGGTACCGAGTATGCCTATCGCGTAGGCTTCACCGATGGCGTTACCTCTGGCCGCGAACTTGTCACAGGCATTTATACCCTGGCGACCAACACGCTTGCGCGCACGAACGTAATTTCCTCCACCAATTCGGACGCCAAAGTAAACTGGGCCGCCGGCGAGAAATATGTGTATATCGTTGGCTTGGCCGAAGATATCCAGAGCATGGCGGGCAAGACCGAAACCGCGACCGCCAAGGTGATGACCGATGTGGAGCGCGACAAGCTGGCGTTTGTCTCTGTTACGCAGGCTGTTGACCTTGATACCATGGAAACCGCTACGGTCGACAATGCTGCAGCAGCGGCTGCCAACACAGCTAATATCATCACCAACACTAACGATATCACCAAACGGCTGCAGAGCCTGCCGTACAAGGCTGATGGTGAGGCAAATCGAGTGCTGTTCTATGGTGACTCGAATGCGCTGGGCATAGGCGGCACTGACCCGGCGGTACAGTCAGCAAACGTCAACTGCTTCTTTTACGCAACGCCAGGCACAGGCGCCTGGAACCCTGCCAACCTGGCCTGGCGCAATGTTGACCCGAACGCAGCAACAGCAGCAGACATTGCCACCGGAGCTGACCCTTACGTTGGACTGGTGCGGGGAAGCAATGGCAGCACCGGTTTTGCTATAACCAACACCCTGCAGGAGCGCACTGGTGTTGATTCCTACTGTGTGCCGTTTGCCTATAGCGGATGCACTTCAGCGTACTATTTGCCGGGTGGCGGCGCGGGCAAAGAGGGCTTTACCTCGATGTTGGCCCACATTCCCACCGCACTGGCCGCGATACCCGGGGCACAGACATTCTTTGATGTAGTGGTGATCCAGCTTGGCACCAATGACGCCAACCTGGGGATAATGGGCGCCGAGTTCCTTTCCAACATGAACACAACCATTTCGGAAATGGTGACACAAGGATGGATCGACCGCGACCTGACACAGATTTTCGTGTGTGAGCCATCGCAGAATTTTGGCGCGTACATTGCTGGATGGGATGGCTTGCAGTACCTGATCAACGGCACCGGGCGCAACGTAGAGGCACTGTCCAGCATCGACTATCCCGATGCAGGCGACAATACGCACTTCACTCCTTACAGTCTGAACCAGTTCGGTGTTGAAGCTGCAAACTTTGCGCTGATCGGCCCTGAGCCAAAGCGCTATCTCCGCACCAGGAACTATGTCGAGCGACTAAATCCGGTCATATCCGGCGATATCGTTTCTGGAAAAACGGCAGCGCTCAATGTGTTGGTTGAAAAGAAATCGACCGATAGCGGATTACCCAACGATGTGACCTACGGCGCGCAGTCGGCGCACGATGATGCCACTGTTGGCAACCGCGATGGGGGCGATGCACTCTGGAAGGGTGGGGATGGTGCGCAGAATCAAAACGGCAATGGTGGCAGCTCTACGCTGGATGGTGGCGTAGGATTCGGCACCGGCAGCAAAGGCCTGGCATTACTCGGCAATACCGTGTCGGGTGTTATAGCCGGTTTTGTAAATGGCACCGGCGAGCCGATTGTTAATGCTACACCCAGAACAGTTGTATCAGTATGGAGCGCCGGGGCAACGGTTGAAAGGAACACAATAGCAGACGAGGCCGCGGGCACAATTGAGGTGCCTGTAGCTGGGACTTATTTTGTTTTCTGCAATATCACTGTGACCGGAACAGCCAGTAAAACATTTGCATTTTATTTGTTTGAAACCACCGCGGGGATCACCTTCGGCCCGTCCTCATCCATTTGGATGGATGCAGCATCAACCAGGAAGCAGGCTTCTCTTGCGGGTTTTGTCTCACTCACAGCAGGCCAAAAGGTTTGCGTCAAACAGCTGTCTACAGACGGCGGTACCGCGCTCACAATATCCGAGGCGCAGCTTGGTCTGATCCGGGTCGGTGAATAATGACCGCCTCGGCACCGCTTGCATCCATACCGCTGGCGTCATTTCCGGCGGCTTTGAGTTCTAGCCCATCACCGGCGATCCCGATCACTATCATGCGCTCCGCCTGCTGGGGATTGACCACCGCCGGCGATGTGATCAACCGGGCGCTAAGGGATATTCTGGTGCAGGCGGCTGACTCCAGCTTTGAACCGGATGAATACGCCGATGCGCTGGACGCGCTGAATGACTTCATGGCATCGCTGGAATCTCTCGGGTTGCGCCTGGGTTATACCCGCGTGTGCAACATCGCCGATATCGTGACCATTCCTGACGGGGCTATCAGGGGGGTCGCCGCCAACCTGGCCATTGACCTTGCGCCACAGTACAGCGGGGTTGTCTCTCCCGGTCTGATCAAAAAGGCCGAGGAAGGCATGACCGCGATCCGCAGAATGGCGGTGCGCACGAACAAAACGCAGTATCCGAGCAACCTGCCTACAGGTTCCGGCTATAACCGGGTCCAGGGTAGTAATTTCTACAGCGGCGCGTTCTCCCGGTCATCACCGCAAGCTACGTTATCCATGGCGATCAACCGCAGGCCGACTGATATCACGGTGGCTGCCGGCGCTGAAAAGGCGCAGGGGCACTGGTCAATCGAGAATGCCGCCGGGCTGCAGGTCGATATCAGCGGTCGCATTACCAACACCGGGCCGCAGGTCACACTTACCCTTGACGCATCCTTTACCGTTATTGCTGACTCTGCGGTATCGCAGGGAGTGGTTGGACTGTCCAAAAACAATGTCATTTCCCTGTATGAAATCGAGGCATTTTCCACAACGCCAGTGACTGTGGCTGTTGCCGGTACCGTGACCCTGGAGCCCGGCGAGTTCCTGGAAGTAGTTGTTGCGGATTTGCTCACCACTGTGGATATCACACTGACTGATGCGACCGTGAGGCTTTACTGATGGCCATTACGCCGCTTCCGATTGCCAACGGATTCTACATATCCAACTCGCTGCCGATATCCGCGCAGCAGTGCGTCAACGCATTCCCGCACATGCCCGATGCGCCGGCGCTCAATCAGGAGACATTACTTGGCACGCCAGGGTTGACGCAGGTCGCCACCACTGGGTCAAGCATTGTGCAGCGCAACCGGGGCGGCAAGCGCTTCAAAGGAAACGCTTTTTTCGTCAATGGATCATCCCTGTATCGCCTGAATGCTGATGAATCACTGGACAACCTCGGCACCATATCCGGCTCCGGGCGGGTATCGATGGCCGCCAGCGCGACGCAATTGATGATTCTGAACCCCGGCGGTGATGGGTACATATTCACCGAGGGGCCGGACACGCTGACAACCATTGTCGATCCCGACTTTAGGGCCAGCGGAAATCCGCTCTATGTCGTTTTTGTAGATAGCTTTTTTGTGTGCTCGACCGATGGTGACAAGTTTATTCAATCCGATCCGAACGATGGCCTGTCCTACAACGCGCTTGATTTCGGTGGTGCAGAGTATGAGCCGGACAATATCGTGGCTCCGTATGTGTTCAAGAATCAGCTTTTTGTTGCCGGGGAGATTACAACCGAGGCATTCAACAACGTAGGTGGTGCAGACTTCAGCTTTCAGCGTACTGGCCTGTTTCTGGATAAAGGTGTGAGCGCGCCATTCTCTATCGTCAATACTGAAAACGCAGTGCTGTTCGTCGGAGCCGGCGACAATGAAGGCCCAGCGATATGGGCACTCGAAGGCAACATCACCCGCAAGGCATCGACCAAGGCGATTGATTCCATTTTGCAGCGCCTGAGTGCCGAGGAACTGGGCAATGTCTTCTCCTGGAGCTATGGCCAGTCGGGGCACTACTTCGTAGGGTTTGTGCTGCCTGATACCTGCCTGGTGTTCGATACCGCATCCAATCGCTGGCATGAACGCCAGTCGCGCATCGCGCTGCCTGACCTGGCCTTTGTGACCTACACCTACCGCGCCAACAGCATTGTGTCTGCCAATGGGTTGCTGTATGCCGCCGATAGCCAGGACGGGCGCATAGGCGTGCTCGATGAGGATGTGTACACCGAGTACGGTGAGGAAATTCTACGGGTATTTGCTACGCAGCCATTCCAGAACAACATGCAGCCGTTCTTCGTTCCAATGCTGGAATTGACCGTGGAAAGTGGTGTGGGCAATACCGCGGCACCTGATCCCATGGTTCGCCTGCAGCAATCAAGAGATGGTGGCAAAAGCTGGTCCGATGAACGCGCACGCAGAATGGGCAATGTCGGCGAGTACAAACAGAGGGCAGTGTGGCGCCGCAATGGCCGGGTATCCAGATTCGAGGTGTTCCGGTTTCTTATGTCCGATCCGGTGAAGTTCGTCGCCATCCAGTTGACAGCGCAAATCGAGGCCGATACCAGTGCGGCGGCTTGAGGTAGCACAGCCTATCGTTTTCGAGGACGGCACCATGCAGGCCGCCTTTCGGGACTATATGAACCTGCTTTCTCGGTATATCCCACTGACCGGCAGCGGCAACCCGGAGGGCGTGACCTCAGCGCCGCAGTACTCAATATACATCGACACCGCCGGAAGCGGCGAGTACCGCAAGATGCTGACCGATATCGGTGGTGATACCTCACAGGGCTGGGTACTGATATGAGCGGATTCATCACAGGACTGCCGAGAAGTCGGACAAAGTGGTTCGCTGACTATTTCGACGGCATTCCCGGCGTGACTGCCTACCATGAACCCTTGAACGGACTGCGATCAAAACGGGAGTTTTACGACATAGTAGACAGAGGCGGCATCATCGTGGACAGTGGATTGCTGATCACCGATTTCCAGGAGCGTTACAACCTACCAACAGTGATTATCGAGCGGGATATTGACGCAGTATTTGACAGCCTTTGCCGGTACTTCGAGGCACAGGGATTGCCACTACCTAACCGGTTATCGCTGGATTTGATCAAGGAAGGCGTGGACGCGCTGCAGGGTTTGCGGATCGCGTTTGAGGATATCGACGCGCGCATGGCCGAGATTCACCGGCACTTGGGAGTGCCGTTCGATGCCGAGTATGCCGCGCGCATGGCGGGCGATAACCGGCAGGTTGAGCAGTTGCAGGTAAATACAGACAGTTGGCTACTTTGGGCGGAGTGAGGGTAATGAAATGGCTTGGATTGCAGGAATAGCGGCGATTGGCGGCGGTTTGCTGGCGAACAAAAGCGCCGGCGCAGCGGTAGACGCCCAAAAGGACCAGAACAAGGCCAATGAGGCGTTCATCCGTGAGCAGGCCATCAATGCGCGCAACGATGCGATCCCACTGTATGGCGCTGCACAGGATAATCGCGGCATAGGCGCGCAGGCGGCGCTTGATGTGTTCGGGCAGTCTATCCCCGAGCAGGGGCGATTGTTCCAGGGAGGCAACGTAGCAGCGCAGGGGATGATCCTCGCTGGACTGCCGCAGGCCAATAACGCACTGCTCGGGATGCCCATCGATTACAGCCAATTCCAGACACAACAGTTGTCGCCGGATTACTCATGGGCACAGCAGCAGGTGCCGCAGTTCCAGAACCCACAGCTACGCCAGGTACTGAACCCCGGCGATATGGTCGATGCCAATGGAATGGTAGTGACTGACCCCAATTACCACCCGCAGAGCCCGGACCGGTCGCGGCTGATGGACAAGCAGGGCTTTGGCTCAATCGCAGACAAGATCACAGGTGGCGCCTTCAGGGCGTTCTAGGAGTAGCGACAATGGCACAAGTCTACGCAGGCGGTACGCCGAACTACAACGAGGCAGCAGGCGGCGGGTATTTCAATCCACAGCAGCCGCCTCAGACCATGCCGCAGTATTACAACGTGGCCGGGTTGACCACGACGAAGCCGGGCTACACCCCGCTGACTGGCCTGTTGGGCTCTGAGCAGGCAATGGCGCAGGGTTTGAGTGGCGGCCTTAACGCGCTGCAGGGCGGCTATGGCGGCTATGGTGGCAGCGCAGGCTACGCGCTTGGGGGCGGTGGCTACGGTGGCGGTGTGGACTTGAGCAAACCGAGAATCAACCGGAAGGGCGAGTACAAAGATATCCAGAAAGGGCTTGGCCAGTTTGTGAACTCGGGCCAGCAGGCACTTGGCCTTCAGGGAGCGCTCTCAGGGGCGCAGGGGCAGCAGGCGTTCAATCAAGCCTATACAGACTCACCCGTTCAGGCTTTCTTGCGTGAGCAGGGCGACAGGGCCGTTACGCGCAATGCCGCAGCCATGGGCGGCCTCGGCGGTGGCAACGTGATGAAGGAACTCACCCGGTTTGGGCAGGGGCTCGCCGGTACCCAGTTGCAGCAGCAGATCGACAACCTTGGCGCACTCAGCAACCAGGGGTTATCCGCGAATATCGGTCAAGGCTCCCTGTTGGGCAACGTGGAAGGCATCGAGGCGGGGCGGTACGCAACCAATGTCGGCTCGCAGACCTCGCAGGCGAACGCACGGACGGCGGCGAATGCCTCTATGGCCAACATGCGCAACCAGATCGGGTTTAACCGCGACCAAGCCATTGCGAACGCGATCATGGGCACAGGTAACAACATGGCCCAAGGCCGCATGAATGTCGGCGCCGGTATGTCGCAGAACATCAACAATACGACCTCGAACCTGGCCAACCTGATCAACCAGCAGGGGCATGGCTTGTCCAATCTCACCGGGCAGGGGAGCGCCAATATCGCGCAGATTCTCTCGGCGCTGGGCGGCAATAACGCATCGTCGCAGGAGCAGCTTGCTACCACGCTGGGCAACTGGGGGCAGGGCAACGCCAGCCAGGTGGCCGGACTTCCGGCTGTTGGCCAGTTCCAGGGTAATCAGCTACAGGACTGGGGCAATATCTTAAGCGGTGCGGGCAATTTCTATAACGCGTACCAGCAGAATCAGCGTCCGAACGATGTGTATCAGGGCAATTACAACCAATCATTCACCGGCTACGACAACCCCGGCAGCTCCGGCTATGTCGCTTTTTGATACCCGGTCATAGGAGGCTCAATGCCACTTAATCCAAACATAGGTAACGCGCTGGCAGGTATGGGCGCTGGGCTGTCCGGTCAAGGTGTGCAGTGGCAGCAGCAGCAACTCAACAACCGGCAGGAAAAAGCCCGCATGACCGAGCAGGAGCTGGCAGCGCGCCAGCAGGCGTTTTTCGGCGATATGCTCAAGGCCAAGCAGATGGCCGATGCTGGTGACTACGTATCAGGAGCGCAACTGTTTGCCAACCGCATGGAAGCCTTGCGATTTCTTGGCAACGCCGAGAATACCGACGATACCCGCATTGTTGGCCAGCTATTCAATATCGCAGCCACCGGCAAACCCGAGGCGCAAAAGGAAGCGCAGGACCGGCTGCAAAAAACGCTGGGGAATTATCTGGAATATGGACAGGCCATGGGTTTTGTGAAGGCTGGCGAAAGCGGCAACGAGGGCGCAAAACGCACTGATGTGTTCAAGAGCGGTCACGTTCTACAGTCTATGAAAGACGGCAGCCTTAGACTTACCGACCCGTCCGGGCGACAGGTTTCTCCCGATAATTGGCAGGCTGAAATGCGGGCGGCTTCTAAGTCTGGAATCGGTTATGCCGCCGACGAAGCGGGAGCCAGGGCATCCGGTGATCTTAATGCTCGCATGGGATTGGAACCCACACTGAAGGGCGCAAATGCGTCTGAAACTGCGCGGCAGACCGCCATAGTCAACACCAATACAGACAGGCTCGAAAAAGGACTTGTAGCTGCATCCATGCTGCCCGAGCTGAACCGGGCCAGTGCGCTTGTTGACAAGGTTTCAACAGGTGGATTATCCAAGGCTGCCGCTGAGGCTCAGGCAATGCTCGGCGTTCTCCCGGCCAATGAGACTGAACTATACAACCTGCTGACAAAAAACGTTCTGAGTTCATTGCGCACAACCTTCGGCCCGCAATTCACTGAGAAAGACCGCGAAGCCTATGCAGAGATGGAAGCCGGTTACGGAAAGAGCAATGAGGGTAACAAACGCATCCTTAAAAATGCGATATCAATGATGAAGTCCAAGGCGGACTGGGGTATCAAGGCGGCCAAGATTCTTGGCGACGATATGAGCCTTGAAGAAATCAACAGCTACATGGATATGGATTTAGCCAAGCAACAGCAGAGCCTGGCCCAGCCCGCGCCCACCCAACCCGCCCCCGCTACCGTCGGCATCAAGTTCCTGGGATTTGAATAATGCCTGTCGCGCGCTTTGAAATGCCCGATGGTCGCGTTGCCCGCTTCGAGGTAGCCGAAGGCATTACGCCCGAGCAGGCGCAGCAGCTTATCGAGGCAGAAATTGCGGGGATGCAGTCCACGCAGTCACCCGAGCAGGCAGAACCGCAGCAACCCGCACAGCCGCCATCAGGCTACGATCAGGCATCGCAGGGCATAGCCGATATCGGCAGCACTATCGGCGGCAATATCACCGATGCCGCGCGCGATGTTTTCGCCAAGCCATTCAACGCTGTTCAAAGTGCTGCAGGCGCAGTGGGTGCGATGGCATCGAAAGAGGCCGAGGGTTGGCCCGCGAAGAAGGCGTTTTTGCAGGAACTGGCAGCCAGCGGGAATCGGTCTATCACAGAAATTGTCGATTTCATGGGGCCTGATTTTATCAACGCTCTCATGCGAGTGACAGGCAATGAAGGCAATGTGCCTCGCCTCACCGATGTACTGGAATCTGGTATCACAGGCGGTGGCTACATGGAGCCGGGGATTGCGCGCGATGCGGTGCAGGGCTTTGGTGAAAGTCTCGGCGCAGCGGGCAGCATGGTTAGCGTGCCTCGAAACCTGGCAAAAATCGGTCCGGCGCTTGCAGAGTTTATGGGTGTGGGCAGCGCGGCCCCGGTATCACCAGCGGTAGCGGCTGAAGTGGCTCAGAATCTTGCGTTACGGCGCGGTTCCGGTGACAAGTCACTTGCCAAACTTACGCTTGATGAGGCGGGGAACACGATCAAGGACAAAACCGCAGCCGCTGCTATATGGCAGGGCTTCAGTGATGGACTGGTGCAGATGAGCAAAACCGCATCAAAACAGACTCGCAGCAAGATGGCGGCAATGCTCAACATAAAGGAAAAGGGCATAGAAAACCTTCGGTATGCCGCAGATAACAGGCCACTTGATGTAGTTGGGGATTCCATACTTAACCGGGTCAAGGTGGTCCGGGAGGCCAACCGGAACGCCGGCACCAGACTCGATGGTATAGCCGAGAGTTTGAAAGGCAGCCAAGTCGATCATTCTCCTGCTATTAACAGCTTTTTGGGCAAGCTCGAAAAAATGGGCATGGTGTACGACCCCAGCACCCGAACGCTGGGCCTTGTTGAAGGGTCCACGACGCAGGATATGCCAAAAGTCCACAAGGAAGCAAAGCGCATCCTCAATCGCCTGCATTCAGCGCGCAACCCCAGCAACCCGGACGGCTACGACGTGCATGTGATGAAGGGGTGGCTCGATAATAACCTGGACTATGCCAAGCAGGGCGGCCAGCGCAGCAAAGGCATGATTGGCAAGCTGGAGCGCGCAACGAAAGACCTGCGCCACGATCTTGACTCTATTCTTGACACCAATTTCCCAGATTATGATGCGGTCAACAAGCAATATGCAGAAACCATCGGCGCGCTGGATGACCTTCAAAAAGTAGCGGGCACCAAATTCAACATGCAGGGGCCGAACGCTGACAAGGCAATGGGCACGCTCTCACGCAGGCTACTGAGCAACGCGCAGTCCCGCACCATTTTGGATGACGCGATAGACCAGGTTGACACAGTAGCCCGTAAGTACCTGGGGGGCGGTCCTCCGGGAAAAGCGTTGGTGCCATTCAAAGGTATCGACAAGCGCACCGGTGTGAGCCTGAAGCAGCTTGATGACGATGATGTGAAAGCACTGGTGCAATTCGATGACCAGTTGAACAAGGTGTTTGGCACTTCCTCGCAGACTTCGCTTCTTGGTGACTTTGAAAAAGGCACGGAAAAAAGCATCCGGGCGGTAGCGGGAGGCCCGCGCAGTATGGCAATGGAAGGCGTCGTGTCCGGGGCCAAAAAGTTGGCAGGCATCAACGAAAAGAACGCGATCAAAGCCATGCGCGAACTGCTGAACGGGAAATCACCCGGCGGCGGCGGTGGCTGGAAATAACAGGGGGCATCATGGCCAGGTACGGACTCGCAGGGCAGCAGTATTTCGACAATTCCAAGGTGCAATTCCTGAGTAGCGGGCGGCTCTATTTCTACGAACCCGGCACGACTACGGACAAGGCCACCTACTCAGATGAAGCCGAAACAATCCCGAACACGCAGCCGGTGGTACTCGACGCCAACGGGCGGCAGCCGGATATCTTTTTCACCGGGCAGGCCAAGATTATTATTCAAGACTCGACCGGCGTGCAGATCGATGTAACCGACCCGATAGGCACGACGATTGCTGACGATGCCTTTGCGGTGTGGGATGCCGCAGTGACTTACGATGTGGGCGATATCGTGAAGGGCTCCGATGCGGCCTATTACAAGTCGATTGTAGGCAGCAATACCGGCAATGATCCGACCTCTACGCCGGCGGCCTGGGCCGAAATCCAGTTTCTCAATGTGTGGAACGCGGCCTATACCTACGAGATTGGTGATATCGCAGTATCAGGGCAGCAGCAGTACATCGCGCTGACAGCCAACATCAACCAGGTGCCTGCAACCAGTCCGACCGACTGGAAGCCACTGAGCAAAGATATCTGGTGGGAGGCAACGCCGCAGACCAGCAATTTTAATGCTGCTGTTGGGCGCGGCTACTTCATGGACACCTCCAGCGGGACGTTCACGGCAACCCTTCCGGCGGCTCCTGCAGACGCTGCAATGGTGGCTTTCAAGGACTACGCGAACACATTCACAACAAACAAACTGATTTTCGGGCGAAACGGCAACAACATCATGGACATTCCAGACGATTTAGATTGTGACATTGACAACTTTGGGGGTGTGCTTCAGTACACCACTGGGCGAGGGTGGCTGGTATGACAGCTCTGAGTAATTATTACGGCGGCAAGACTCCGCGGGCGCAAGCCTTCCTGACGACCGGACTGTTCATCGTGCCCGGTGGTGTGTACTCCATTGATATCTCAGCCGGTTCCGGTGGTGGTGGCGGTGGTAGCGGCTACGCAGGCTCCGGCACTATCTCGGGCGGTGGTGGTGGCCAGGCGGGCAATATGTGCTCTAAATACTCCATGCCAGTCAATCCGGGTGACACGCTGACCGTGACTATTGGCCCGGGTGGCGCGGGGGCGCTTGGCGTTACGGCCACTGCTGTGGGCAATGCTGGCTCTACGGGCGGCGTGACATCTGTCACAGGGTCCACGGCGACCGGGGCAAAAGACCTGACCTTGGTCGGCGGCCTTGGTGGTGGTGGTGGTCAGACCGGAGCCAATTCAACCGGCGGGAGTAATCTGTTCACCAACGATGGTGGTCCGTTCTTCCGGGGGCCGGCGGGCGGCGCTGGATTTCAGGGCGGTTTGGGTGTGATTGGCGATGCCATTGTGAACTATGCCGGCGGTGTTGGCGGCGCCAACAGCACAACCAGAGGGGGCGGCGGTGGTGGTGGTGCCTCGGTCTATGGCAGCGGTGGCGCAGGCAGTGATGGTGCTATAGCGCTTACCAGCGCGGGCACAGCGGCAGCGGCAAACAGTTGCGCCGGTGGTGGTGGCAGCGGTGCCAGCCAGGCCGATTCTGGCGCGGGCGGCCCCGGTGGCAGCGGGTATGTGTTGCTGGAATGGGCGCAGTAAGGGCTATCGAATGGAGGTAGGCATTGAAATCGTAGTTGCTGCTGGAGTGGCCCTGACGGGCGCCATAGGGCTGCTGTGGCAAGCAGTTGTCAAAGGGCACCAGACCTGCCGTGAGGATTATATTTCTGTGCGTGATGGCAGGGAGGGCGACCGGCAAACGCTGATCGAACTAACCGGCAAAGTCTCTCACCTGGAAGGCTCCCGCGAGGGCTTCATGCAGGGAGTGGATCATGTAAGCCAGAAGGTGCTTGATGAATTGCACAGCTTTAAAGATAAAACCAATGGGGCGGGGAATGAGTAAAAAATGGGACAAGGTAGGCGCGTTCCTCAAGGAAAACGCGACCAGCGGAGCGGCGCTTGTTGGCTCAATCCTAACCGGCAACCTACCCGGCGCCGTAGCAGCAGGCGTCTCAATCGTCGCCCAGGCCACGGGCACAGATAACCCCGATGATGTGCTGGCCCAGCTTCAAGGCAACCCACAGGCGGTAGTGCGCGTCAGGGAATTAGCGCTTGAACGAGACAAGGAAATCAACCGTCATATTGAAGCAATGGCCTTGGCTGAAATGGAAGATGAGCAGGCCCAGCATCGCGAATCTCAGGCCACTATCAGGGCTGGCGACGTGGCAGAGGATAAGTTTGTGCGCTGGACAAGGCCGGGCCAGAGCTGGTTAAGCCTGTTTGCCGCTATTAGCTACGCGGGATTCGCTGATTCTGTGGACGTACTGGTATTAAGTGCCCTACTGACACTCCCTTTCACCTACGCTGGATTGCGCCAGTTTAGCAAATGGAAGGACGCCGATATGCTGGGCCGGATAGCGGGTGTTGCGAAGAAATGAAAGCTGCGGACATCGCCAGGAAATTCCTGAAACGCCACGAAGGGTTGCGCCTCAAGGCGTACCAGTGCACTGCAGGTAAAACCACTATCGGCTACGGCCGCAATCTCGATGATAGGGGCATCAGCATCAAGGAAGCCGAGGCCATGCTGCAGAACGATATCGCCGAGTGCATTTCCGACCTCGAATCATTTCCCTATTGGAACAACCTGAACGAGTACCGCCAAGCCTGCCTGATCGATATGCGCTTTTGCCTGGGCGGACAGGGGTTCAGGGCGTTCAAACAAATGCACGCGGCTATCCAGTCCAACGAATTCACCCGCGCGGCCGATGAAATGCTTAATTCTCGATTTGCCAAGCAGGTAGGGCGCCGTGCGCTCAACCTTGCTGATGTAATGCGCCGGGGAATAGACAAAGATAGGCCACTTTAGGAATACCAATGAAATCGATCGCAGTGTTTTTTTTTGTGTCACAACCGCCCAATTAGCCTATGCCGCATGCGGTGATCCGGTTCCCGATGGGCTGATTTGCGGCCCGGAGACTATCGCCGGCAACCTGTCCCAGCGCAAATGCACCATCACCGGGCCCAAGTACACCCCGGCTTGCAGCCCCGGATACCACCCGATCACCTACAGCCACCAGACCGGCGCCAGTCACCTGGTCGCCACACTGAACTTTCCCGGCTCGAACCCGCAACCCAAACACTGCGAAAACCCGGATACTGCTAACCTCGGCGGCATCCTGCAGATCGACGTTTGCGCCAGCCATTACCCTGACTGGGCACTGTGCAATACCGCCTGGGACTGGGGTATTCACTACGATGGCCGCAGTCACGCCAACCGCAACGCCGCGGCGCTGGACAAGGGATTGCTGACCTATGCGGATATTCTCGACACCGACGCCGGGACGCACATCAGGGGGGCATCCCTCGGTGGCTTCCGGGCGCAGGCACTGGCCCTGGGATGGGATGATGAATTTCACTGGCAGCGGATCACGGTGCTGCGCCTTATGTCCACCACCACAGACCTGACCAATACCACTGTGAACGAGTACCAGCCGCGGGACATTGAAAAGATGGCAGGCTATGACCTGGCAAACGTGGATTTTGCCACGCAGGCGGCAGCCAACCGGCTGAATGAGCAATATTGGTTCTGGACCATCAGCAACAACGACACTCATGTGTTTATTGATGTGGATCAAGCGGTGGCCGACTGCAACCGCTTCAAGGTCAAATGCCGGATATTGCTACACCCAAACGGGCATTCCTTCCCCTCGCTGGCACAGATACCCGAGCACAGCCCGTTCAGGGCGCTCTACAGTGGGCCTGACGAGGCGCACCGGCTGAACCTGCCTGTCATTGTGTTCACCAACAGCAGCGCCGACACGGCCAGCAATAAGGCCCAGTATGGCCATTATGGTTATGGCTGGACCTACAATGCCGCCGGCATCGTGGATGACGCCGACCGGGTAAGCGTGCCGATCCAATACCGGCAACTGACCGACGCCGGCCCGATGCCCGACATGGATGCGGTGGCCACAGGCGATTACACGGTGCGCCCTCGCCATTTCCCGGTCATCAAGGGCCAAGTCTATGACTGGTCGCTGGGAGCCAACAGCGGCGCTGTGACAGCGCTGGAGGATGGTGAAGTGACGGTGCCGCAAATCACCCTGGCCAGCGGCGAACCCTACGCGGATATGGTGATTACACGGGGGGAGGCGCCTACTCCCATCGTCTACACCCGGCAGCCGCGCAATAGCACCGCCTACAGTGATGAAAGCGGCTCAGTGGAGGAAGCAGCAAACTGGCAGCGCATCCCGGATATCGGCAACCCCTGGACCAATTCGGAAAGCGATGTGGTGATGGATAATATCCTTGGTGAAATCAGGGTGATACACGACTGCACAAATTCATCACAGATATGCGCTGCCCAAGAGGCCAAAGTCTCCCCGGACAGCTTGAGAATTATCTACACGGTATCGACCTCGCCGACTGACTACCAGGTGAAGGTGTGGGGCGGTCCCTGGACCGATATGCGGGAGTTTCTGAGCACTGAGGCGCAGTTGTGGCTGTACGATATCCCCAGCGGTACCCGGCGCATGCTGTCATCCGGGCACCATGACCGGGGGGCTGACTGGCTGAGTAATAGCAAAATCGTGTTTGCCAGCGACCGGGGCGGCACAGTATCGGCACGGGCCCATGATGGCGTACTGTACGCGGGCAAAGCCTTCCAGATTCACACTGCAGTAATCACGCCCGCCGGGTTATCCCAGCTCCGCAACATAGGCCCGCACGACAACTTCACCATGAACCCGGCGGTGCTGACGGACGGAACAATACTGTATTCCTGCTTTTGGGGCACAGGCCCGCGCGGTATCACGCACACTGCGGCCAACCAGTGGGGCATTTGCAGCATGGACAGCAACGGGGCGAACGGTGCTGTGGTCGCCGGCATGCACGGATCGCCGAACCTGAAAACCTATGAGCTGATCAAGGATTTTGTGGACCCGCTGCGCCGCGGCGAGGGTAGCACTGAACTCAAGGGACTGCGCCCGGTCGCCGAGATTTTCAAAGATTACCTTATGCTCACCAGTTACTACCGGGGAAACAGCGTTGGCCCGAACGGTATTATCATCGGCATGAAGCGGTCCAATGCAGAGGGCGTACTGACCACGACGGACCACCCTGGCACTACATACCATTCGCCGGTGATCGGCTCCGGGCGGTTCATTCCCGGCACGCTGCAGGTGCTCACGCCATGGGCGAACGACCAGGATGCTGAGCCCAAGTTTGGCAAGGATGGCTTGGCCTGGGGCCGGTCCGGGCAGGCGAGCCCCTACGATGGCGTCAACTGGATGTATACGCACAGTATCGGTGACTGCTACTTTGCCCGCGATCCCGCCAAGGCTACCCGTGCATGGGTCGGTGGACAGCCAACGTGCAAGAAGCGCATCGACAAAGCGCTGGCCCGCGTCATTACCAACCCGCTCGATACCGCGCAGACCATCACCCTGGCTTGCGAAAGTGAAAAATGGAACTGCTGGGATGCGCGACCGATTACCACGTACCAGAAACTCTTTGGCCAGCCGCGCCCGGTGCTGACGCCACCACTGCAGGGCAGTGAGTGCTATTTGCAGGTAGTGGATATCGGACAATCAGAATTGTATGAAGTACCCGGCAACTGGACGCCCGAGCAACGTGCGCAAAACAAGATCACATTCATGGGCAACGCGGATCACCCGGAATTAATTAACACGCTCGATGTGACGCCTTTCGAGCACTGGGCCAGTTACCCGACGCGCCAGGGCTATAAAAGCTATTCTCCGGTGCTATCGGTCAAGGCTGAATCTGATGGCTCTGTGAGGATGCAGGTGCCGTGTGAAACACCCTTGCTGATCGCGGGGCACGGTACAGCCGGGGGCCGGGCGACAGATTTGTTGACGCACTCGCTGCGCGCCGGCGAGACTCGGACTTGTCATGGGTGCCATGATGGGCATTCTGAATCACGATTAGGTATGCTGGCACCGTCAACGGAAAGGTTCATGCAGACGATTGCGGGGCAGAAATCACCGTAATTGCGGTGAAACACCACCGCAACTGCGGTGCAGTGGGGGAGAAAACCATGATAAAACTGGAAGATGTTAAGGACAAAACGCCCAACGCGGCACTTATCGAGCGCATGGAATCCTTACTCAAAGATGCCAAGGCGGGAGAACTTCGGTCATTTATCGGGGTTGTTTGCTATGACGATTGTAGTGTGAACCGAACATGGGCATTCGACGAACGCAGCAGCCTGCGGATGATGCTCGCGGAATTGCTGATGCTTCAACACGACATGACAGCCAGCATCGGAATCAGGGAAGGCGATTCAGTGCTGGCGATCAACCTGAGGGAGTAGGGTTACTGCTATCCCCTCCCCAATGTTAAGGCCGAAACCCTCAAGCCTTACATGCAAGAGCAGATCGCTGCCGACTCTCGCTTAATGACCGACGAGGCCAGCATGTACACTTTGGTTGGCCGCGAGTTCGCAGATCACGGCGTTATCCGTCACGGCATCAAAGAGTATGTCCGCGGTGATATCCACACCAATACGATTGAAGGCTACTTCTCAATCTTCAAGCGCGGCATGAAAGGCATCGAGGGCAAGCGAATCATGTATCAAAGACCTTATTAAAGATGAGTAGACTGCTATCTATGCCTGTCGGAACTTAAAAGTTGCGCCCAGCTTTCCCTTGTTTCCTCAAACACAGACACTGCCTCGGTGGCGTCCTTCCCTACCACGCCGAATTTCACTATAGCCCCCGGCGGGGTCAAGGCCAAAATGCTGCCATTGGCCCGATTCCTTAAAACTGGGATCAGGCTGGCTATATCTTGGTACCTTTTATTCACATCTGTTTTCATAAAAACGTTACTCCATTGTGACGGACTGACATAATTTCTTATAACAACAACAAAAAAGGCGACGGTTCAGGTCGCCTCTAGTTGTACCAGTTCAATGCTGTGGACACGAAGGGCTTACCCCATAGCGCCCGCTGGCAATAACCAGTCTCGCGTCTGAATTATTGCATATATCGTATGCATTTAAAGGGTTCGTTTTGACACTACCTAAATATTTGTAAGAACAAGCTAGGGGCGAGTTCGATGGAAAGTATGTCCGAATACATTAAATTTGGGAATTATATACTTGACTCCCTCACTATTTTGGACCATAATTGACCCATAGATAGGGAGATTGTGGTCATGAAAGACAACGTAACAATAAGCACTTTCGAGTTGTTCAAGAGGTTCCCGGACCAAGAGACAGCGCAGGAATATCTGGAAGCTAGATTGTGGCCCAATGGCGTTACCTGCCCTCATTGTGCAGGCAAAGACCGCATTACGACAAGGAAGGATAAATACTACCGCTGCAATGCCTGTAAGAAGGATTTCACTGTTCGTACTGGCACGATTTTCGAGCGTTCGCATGTGCCTTTGAACAAGTGGCTATATGCGATGTATCTGCTGGTGACCTCTCGCAAAGGCATTTCATCACTGCAGCTCTCCAAAGAAATTGGGATTACGCAAAAATCTGCATGGTTTGTATTGCAAAGACTGCGTGAAGCTTGCGGCAATGACCTGCAGGCGCTGCGTGGCACGATTGAAATTGATGAAACGTATATCGGCGGCAAAGAACGCAACAAGCACGGCAGCAAAAAACTGCGCGCCGGGCGCGGCACGGTAGGCAAGACCGCCGTAATCGGTATGCGTGAGCGCAATGGGCGCACCGTAGCCAAGCCGATCAAAAACATTAGCGCCACTACCCTTCATGCCGCTGTCCACGCGCATATCGAGCCGGGGTCAACCCTGCACACAGACGAGCTGCGCGGTTATCAAGGCCTGTCCGGTTTATACACGCACGAAACCGTGAACCATAGTCATGGCGAATACGTCCGTGGTAATGTAAGCACTAACGGAATTGAGAGCGTATGGGCTGTAATGAAGCGCGGATTGCATGGCGTTTACCATCACGCAAGTGACAAGCACCTTGGCCGTTATGTCAATGAATTTACTTTCCGCTTGAATGACGGCAATGTGAAGCGTCACACGCTGGATAGATTGGATAGCTTTGCATCCGCCGCAGTCGGTTGCAGAATTACATACAAGGAACTAATTCAATGAAGGGTGGGCTTGCTGCGCTTGATGCCATAACGGACGTTGTCCTACGGTACAGGCCGCCCGAAAAAACTCAAAGGACAGCAGCTCCGGCGCCGTTCACGTTTTGGGAATTCTTTTCTGGCGGAGGTATGGCGCGGGCCGGTCTTGGCTCTGGCTGGAAGTGTCTTTTTGCCAACGACTTTGACCACAAGAAAAGCTCCGCCTACCGCGAAAACTGGAAAGACAAAGTCCTGCTGACCAAGGATGTTGGCAAGCTGAAGCCTAGCGACGTACCCGGTAAAGCGGCGCTCGCATGGGCTTCATTCCCCTGCCAAGATTTATCATTAGCTGGTATGGGCGCTGGCCTGAAGGGTGACCGATCTGGCACCTTCTGGCCTTTCTGGAAGCTCATGGAGGCGCTGATAGAAGAAGGGCGCGGGCCGCGCGTCATGGTGCTTGAAAACGTGTGCGGTACACTTACCTCGCATGGCGGAAAGGATTTTGTGGCCATTGCAGACGCCATAGCGGGCGCGGGCTATAAGTTCGGGGCGGTTGTGGTTGATGCCGCTGAGTTTGTCCCGCACTCCAGGCCGAGGCTGTTTATTATTGCTGTGTCTGCACAGACGAAAATCCCGCCCGCCCTGGTATGTAAACATGCAATTCCCTTTCGCCACACCAAGGCGCTGGTATCCGCATACAACAAAATACAGAGTGACACTAAAGAGCAGTGGGTATGGTGGAAGATGCCAATACCGCCCAAGCGCAAAACATCCTTTGCCGACCTGATAGAAGAAAATCCAACAAGTGTTAAGTGGCATACGCCAGAAGAAACAAAGCGCCTTCTAAATATGATGAGTGCCGTCAACCTCAAAAAGGTGGAGGCCGCCAAGAAGGATGGCAAGTTACACGTTGGTGCAATCTATAAGCGCACCCGACTGGACGAGGAAGGCAATAAAGTACAGCGGGCCGAAGTTAGGTTTGATGATCTTGCCGGATGCCTGAGAACCTCGTCAGGAGGCTCCAGCAGACAATCAATTATAGTTGTGGTCGGGAACAAGGTTACATCGCGGTTAATTTCCAGCAGGGAAACGGCGCGGCTTATGGGCCTGCCAGAGTCCTATATTCTCCCGACTAATTACAATGAAGCCTATCACCTCACAGGTGACGGCGTGGTAGTCCCTGTAGTGCGTTACTTGGCCGGAAGCATTTTAGAGCCCGTCTTAAAGGCAGCCGCCAAAAAGAAACGCGCTACTGCATGAAGGATCACAAAGTTGTCCCATGCGAGCGAAACAAGGACCTGAAAAAGCAGGTTGAAGAATTCGCTGAAGTCCTAAGAGAAAAAGCGCACACGCTTGGCGATCACGGATTGTCTGAAACCGATTTTTATCAGGGCGGCATCTTTCGGGGCACGATAGAAAGAATTCGCGGCCAGTTCTCGGCTTCCATGCAGGAAAAGCGCCAGTTTGTTTCCAAAGTCCTTGACCACATGCAGGACCGAGAATTTATCAAAGACTGGCAATCAGCCGGCGGCAAGAACCGATACGACTATACAGTGACCATGCCTAATGACCGCGTTTCGGTTATTGAGCTTAAGGGCTGTCTTGATGGAAACAACACCGTCATATTTGAGAGGCCAACCCACGCGCAGGAATTCATAATCTGGAGTGTGTGCAGCAACCCTGCCGCCGATCCTCGCGGCAATGTATGGTCTGGCATTCACACGAGGCTGAGCGCTGAAATAATCGACAAAGGGAAGCATGTAGACGGCTTAATAGTCTGGGACTGGATATGCGGTACGCTGGGCCGCCCCTGCCCTAAGCTGGCCGGTGAAAACATATTCAGAGCTACTACGGTTGCACAGTACCGACTGCCGCCACCCTGCATCTATCTTTTCCCAGCGACCGTACCAAGCGCAAGGAATAGCCCTAGCCCAGACCCGCACACCTTGCAGCGGGTTGAGTTTTTAGACGCATTGCATAGATGCTTTGGCGGCAAGGATGAGGAGCTGCATCGGGTCCGCTTCACGGTGGCATATCAAGGCAATGAGTTGAACCGAACAACATCAGTAGAACGCAATGGCGTTATCGAAGCGGAATCTACCGCGACCCCTATCCGAAGGAAGTAGGGGAGTTAAATATATAATTCCC